TCAACAATATTAAGAAGACTCGTAGGCTTGTGAAAGGAAAACGATCTAAGTTTGCTATGTGTTTGGCAAAAGAAGCCTATCTTAAGTTTGGAAAACGGCCCATGAATGATGCAAACATACTTGTCACTAGGAAGTACATGGTTAAGTATTTGGAGCAATCCGATTATGTTGACATGCGTACCTGTGACAAAGTTCTTGCTATCGACCGCGCACTGTTCCTCAGTTTTGTGCCTACCATTGTTTTTAACAACATGAAGGTGGCCAGTGAGGACTCGTCGATTGCTAAGAGAATTAGTGGAGCCACCACTTCTTTTGGAAGGATCTTCTCCTTAGGGAGAAGTTCTGCCCAATAGGGGTGCCCAGTCGAAGCCATCGGGCGAGGCTGTGGGGTTAGTCGCACCCCACAGCTGCCCGGATTGCATGTTATGCGACGATTGGGAGTTACCAAAACTAGGAAGTTCGTACGTATGTCCGGTGTTGCGCCCAACATCGAGATAACTCCCTTCAATCACAAGATCAGTACTCTCGAGAGGGCGGTTAAGGAACGGGTTTTCTTTGTCAAAAATGTTCAGCGTAAAACTGGCATTGAGGCAGAGTTTACCCGCCCCCCGCTCCCTATCACTAATGCGTTTGGAAAGTTGGACGCTACTTTCCGGCTTCTCAAAACCTTCCTTCCCTCGACCGCCCCGCTTACCCATCAACAGTTTGTTGATTCGTACAAGGGCCGCAAGAAGATGGTGTATGAGAATGCTTTGGCAGAACTGAGGTTGGGGAACCACAGTCCTGCAGATGATGCAAAGGTGAATGTTTTTATTAAACATGAGAAGACTGATTGGACGTCAAAGGCTGATCCCGTACCTAGGGTTATATCCCCACGGAATCCGAGATTTAATATCAGACTCGGTAGGTACCTCAAACCTCTTGAGGAGCGTGTTTTTAAATCGCTCGGGAAGGTCTTTGGACATCGGACAGTTATGAAAGGTATGGATGTGCGCACTGTTGCCAAAGTTCTGCGCGAGAAATGGGACATGTTCCCAAATCCCGTTGCCATTGGGTTGGATGCTAGCCGGTTTGACCAGCATGTGTCCGTGCCCGCATTAGAATTTGAGCATTCAGTATACCTTAACTGTTTCAAACAGAAGAAACACAGAG